CTTCACTTAATGAGCGATAAGTTGTATTAGCAGTCGCCAGCACACGGTTTTGCACCAAGTCATATTCTTCAGCACTAGAAGTAGCATTACGAATACGAGCTGCCATCTGTGTATAACCATCAGCCATAGCAATCGCTTTATTAATTGTCAGCAGACCACCCATAAAACCAACAAGTGTTTTAATTGAGCCTGACATTTCGGTCATCTGTGCATCGGCTTTGTCACCTTTAATTGTTAGATTTTCCAACTCATTTGCTACAGCACGCGTATTTCTCTCGGCATTGCGAGAGTCAATTTCAATTACTAAACGGCTGGCTTGTGTAGTCATTTCAGTTTCCTGCAGGCAATAAAAAACCCTGCAGATGCAGGGTTTCTAATAAAAATTAATTTTCCTAAATTATGTCAAACCAATTCTTTAATTTAAGTTTCTTTTACACTCCAAATATACTGAAGCTGAATACTCGTTTACGGATTTATCTTGGAATTCTTTGGTTGAATATGCCGGCTTACTATAGGCACCCTCAACAATAGACTCCATTAATTCTTTAGTTCCTTTGGATTCACTTGATTGTGCGATTGCCAGCAACATTGTTTTGATTGATGTGTTATTTTGTCTCTTCTGCATAACAAGCTCGGCATATGATGACATATCCTTGCAAAATTCTTTTTTGGTCATCCCTGCATTAGTTGTTATTGCAATACATAACAAACTAATAAAAAATAATACCTTCTTCACACCCTCATCCCAAATTTATAATTTGGAACAAGATAATAATTTCCCGCACAAAAAGAAACCGCCACTTGGGCGGTCACTCTTTAGAAGTTATAACGTAAACCAGCTCGATACGTTGTGCCATTCACATCAAGCTCGCTAAGCTTTCCAGCGTCATAACACTCGCCATCTAAGCAAGCTTCAGCTTGTTGGTTGTATAACCACTTATAACCAAGACCGCCATACAACGCAAAATTAGGCGTAAATTTATAACCAACCTCTACACCAACAGGAATCGTCAGATACTCAAGGTCAACTGAGTCACCTTCGCTAGATCCATCAACCCACGCATAACCTAAGCCAGCAGTACCATTGATGTAGACATTTTTCTCATCATAGAAATTGTAAACACCACCTAAAGAAAACTCTTTAAGTTTAAGTTCATCTTTCTGCTGTTCGTATTTAGCAAAAACACCACCTTTTTCATTTAATAAATAAGTAGCTCCAAGCTCCCAACCTTTAAAACGAAGTTTTACATCACCTTCATCAATCATACTTCCAGTATAGCCACCATTTAACGAAACGTTTTTCAGTGGTGAATATGTTGTATGAGATTGCGCAGCTTGGACTGGAGCACCGAGTGGAGCTGGCTGGCCATACTTAACCGGTAATGGACTGTTTGCAAAAGTTGCAGATGAAGCAGCGGCAATTGTTAGTGCTAATAATGTATTTTTCATGTAACCCCCTTAGAATTATGGGAGGTAAAATACTCATTTTTTAACAAAAAGTCTACACAACATAAGAAAACCATGACTTAAGTAGCACTCTTTATCTGTTTCCTCACCCCATCCAAAAACAAATTATCCAACGTAAATATACACTCAACAAAAATATGTAGCTCACACGGCTCTTCATACAGCTCAAGATAAGCATTGATATGGCTACCATCCAGTGGCATAGCTACAGGATGGTAAGAACGGCCACGGGCAATCACATTAAATGCTGTCAGGATAGCATGAGCTATATAACTAAACTCAGGTGCATCATCTAACTTACGCCCAAGCTTATCCCGCAGCTTCTTTTGAAAGTCAGTTAGCCCACCGTCTCCTGTGTGCCATCGGTAGAGCCCTGTGACTTTCCCAGTGTATCTGCTGTATTTTGGTCGGCTTCTAACTGAATCTTCTCAGCATGAGCCTTCACAAAAACCCATACAGCCACACCAATATCGCCCATATCGAATAGTTTGGTAGCATTCTCTGGAGTATAGGGCTGTTCAACTTCATTTCCATTTTCAGAGAAAACCACTCCCTTCCAATCTTCAATCAGGTGACATGCTGCTGCCTCAAGTAAAAGTTCGTGATAGAGCTTATCTTCAGCACCTGCAGTTGAAACAACATACCCTTTTGATGCCACCTGATTTTGTGCTCGTTCAAGAGCTACCCGGTAAGGCTTATATGCTTCACCACGAATTTTAAATTCCGCCAGCACATTACCTTCAGCATCCTTATATTCTTTCCATAGTGAGACATTTTTGCTCTTTTGAATTTCTGCTTTTAAAGCCATTTTCTTATCCTAAAAAAATGCCCTTTTCGGGGCTATGTTTATGCTTCAGTGCGTGTAATGGTTGGTGCTTCTTTTACCTGACGAAATTCCAAAGCTAGCGTATGGTCATCATTTTTATTGGTATCGGACAGGCCATCATTATCCAGTTCCAACTTGGTGAAATTGAACCCATAAGCATTACCTATAGAATCTTCCAAACCAATTTCCGCAGTCATGTTTTGGCGTGACTCAACATATGGAATCCACGCTTTTGAAGTTGTGGTTAAGGCCAGTGTCACATTTAGCGTGATACTCACATTACCTTCGGTATAGCGGTTTGGGATCAGGCTACCATTGCCCAAACATGGCTTGGCGGTCAGATTGTTATTAATCGTGATTGTGAATGATTCAGCACATGCTGTACCAACAGTACTTACTCCACTAATCTTAAACTCGTTCACATTTATAGATGACATAAACGGTGTAGTGGTTGCTGGCAATGGCGAAGTAACAGGACTAGCAACAGGATTACTATAGCCTGTTGCATTGATTGAAGCGCTACCCGTAATCTTGCCTTCGGTATCACCTTGAATGGTCAGCTCACCAATGCGACAACCTGAGAATACTTGAATAAAACCGACTTTCTTGTCGTGCTTTACAATCGTATAGGTTGGTAATGTGTCGCCACCAATTTCAAGCGTTGACACACTTGGTGTGCCTGAATCAACGAACATATTGCCTGCCACACCTTCAAAGAACATATCTTGACTGAGTGCAGATAACTCGTACTCAATATTGCCGACCGCTTCTGCAGAAGTAGCAACTGAGCCTTGCTCAAAGCGAGAGTCTACAATCTCGTCAGATTGGGTTAAAGATACTGTCTTCTTTAATGAATCAGAGTTGCGGCGCAATGTGTGCCATTCAGCTACTGCGGGTAATGTATTCGGTGTTTCTTCTTTCGCAATGTGGATCACCACATCAATGCCTTTTGACATAGCTGTCTCCTGAGTTTAAGCAATAAAAAACCGCCCTAAAAGGACGGCTAAATAAGAATTTGGGTTTAATTCACGATATATGACACATTCACGTTGTACTGGTAGTAACTCATACTAGACGGGTCTCCAATCGCACTAGAATGACCTGCATCAATGATATTGGCTTCACGCAGTTCTAGTTGGTCAGTTTTATAGAACTCCATATGTTCAGCCCACTTATCCGCTAATTGCGACAAAGCATCTGTGCCTGTATTTAATGGTGCAAATAACTGAATGAAAATAATGCCCGTAGTTCGAGTACAAGGCTTGTCACCCATCCCAGTAATAAACTTTCCTGCATTGCTTACTGTTATCTTGGACCATATCTCTTTTTCAGGTGGTTCAAATGGCTTACCTTCGTGCAAAGGATTATTTGCCAGTTGAATATGTTCTTTAAGCATCCCAGTAAAAGAACCAACACGTGAAAGAATGGCTCGTAAAGCTTGAGTATTTGTCATCATTTATATTTCTCGCACACATACTGAAATGTTAAAGCATAGACACCATGTGGCGCTTGCATACTATGTCCATTTTCTAACTTGCCCCCGTATGGACTATTCGATTGAACATAGACCAGACCGCCAATCTTAGCCGTAGCTGCTATTTTTAAGCCTTCTGCGATTGTGTTGGCACCCGATCCATCAATGCTTTTTTCATATGTGTTATCTGGAGAATCAATCGTAACTTTATGTGATGCTCTAAATTCACCATCCATCACAGGTGAACGAACCACAACTTGCTGAAGAACTTCACCTACAATTTTTTGAAAGTGTTGATCAGCATCTTTTAAAACCGTTAAAGCAAAATCAGTTGGTTTATTTTTCCATGCCATAAATTTCACCCATTAAAAAACCCACCGAGGTGGGCTTTATGTTTATATATCTACGGATATATTGGCGCAAGCAACTTACCAAGCTTTCTCTTAATTTCAATTCTATCCAAACCACTATCATCATTAAGATTCTGTCTAAATTCTAAAACTGCGTGATATAAAGCCACCTGAAGAAATCTTGCTGTATTCACAGGGAAAAAGGTATTACAACTCAAATCAAAGTTATGACTTAAATCTTCAATTGAATTAACATTATCGATATAAAATAACTGCCTAGCGACTCTCCCGTTTACAATGTCTCTAGAAATCGATGATCCATTATGAAGCAAGCCATTTCTTGATGCCCAAATTTCTTCTGGAGTTATTTCAGGGTAATGATGCTTAAAGTGCTTATTCAACCAGGTTTTAAAATAAATATTTACTTGTTCCTCCAGCCCGCTTACCAGCCATGCTAGCTGATCAATTAAAATAAAAGCACAATATCTTGCCTGATTATAATACCCGCCCTCATACAAGAGTTTAATCCCATCAAAAGATTCTTGAATATGCCGATCTAGGTTAGATAAGTCTAATTCTGTATTTTCCATATACCCCCCTTAATTTTCAGAGGGATATTACTAAACTTTCCGCAACTGGCAAACCCAAATACTCCCTGTTGGATCTGCACCAATATTCACAATCTTGAACCGTCCCTTTAAAGTAGCCCACACATCACCTATCTGCGGTACTTGAGTCACTTCATTCTGCAATACCGTAGCCTTTGAGTCAGTAACTTGATAATCCGTAGGCTTAACCATATCTTTCAAATATGAGCCAGACAGAACACCACGCCCGCTGTACACTTCGATAGTAACGGTTGGATAAGTTTGTGTTTCAAAATCCATTTCACCAGACTGGATTTCTTTTGAACAAGTGAATGTATTTATCGCATCGGCAAGCTTTTTATCAAAGGCTTTTGCTACTTTGGATTGGATTTTCTTTTTGATCATGGCTTTCGCTTGCCTCATACATATCAAATAGGTCTTGAGCTATACGCTGTATTGAGTAGGCTTCAAACTCGATACTGGGTTCTTTTTCACCCATCAGATATTTTGTGCGCTGCCAAATATGTACAGCTTCATGCACCAAAAGGCCATGAATAGCAATCAATGATTTATCTTGAGTTTCCCCAAGTTGAACTATGCAATGTTTTCCACCATCGTAATAATCCACCTGCGCAGAACATCCCATTGACATAAATTCAT